TCAGATGATGGAACAGTACCTATATAATAAGTAGTATTTGCTTTAATACCGCTATCTGCTGTTCCATCCCCTAGCGGATAAGCCTGTCCATCACTATTCCACGTAGAAACAATTTCTACTGGATCATTGACTGAAAGACCGTGATCTTCATTAGTAGTGAATACAGCGGTGGATGCCTCAGTAACATTAGTAATTGTTATATCACTAATACTTCTGTCTATAGTAATGGTATCAGCATCAACATAACTATCAACAGTTACCCACTGTGTTCCCACTAAAAAAATACTTCTACCGGTTGGAATAGTTCCTGTCTTTTTATATAGCGTACTACCGCGCACAACAACAGTTGCATTTGCGCTATCAACAACGCCATCGCTGCCGCTATCCGTAATATCAATATCCCTAAAGAAAGTAACATTATCATTAATAACAGGCACAAGCAGTCTAAAACCGTGGGTAATATCATAAGATAGATATGCATACCCCTCTGTTGCAGACAGGTTATTTGTTATATTGGCTAATGAAAGGTTTATGTTATATGCCATTTACGTTACTACTTCCCATACTCCGCCACTATTCTGGCTTGCCCACTCCTTAAGCTGTGTATTTACAGTATCATACCATAGTGCTCCGTCAACAGGATCAGCAGGTGCTGTACTACCAACTGTAATTTTCTTTCCTACTGGTAATGTATATGTATACTCTAAAGGAACAATAACCTCTGTTGGGCCTGTAGCAGATATAGGTGCTACTCTAATTGGTACATCAAATACCCCTCCTTGAGGTAATCCGTTCTTTTGGATTACTGGTGCACCATTTATACTTTCGACAAATACTGATACTTCCACCGGTTTTGATCTAGAGCCCCCGCTTCCAATTGCGCTTATTCTAAATCGATGATCTCCCGTTTCTGTAGAGGTAAAGTTATAGCTTACTCTATCTTCTGGAATGTTAACAACTTTTACATCTCCTTCAGGATCGGTGTGTACTAGCTCATACTCTGCTATATCTTCATAATACTCTGACCCTGTTTGACTGGGTCTAGACCAAGCTGCTGCTAGTGTAATACTTGGGCTAGCTGCATTATCTGTTGCATAAGAGCTTTTCTTTACTACTGTAAAGTTTTCTACTGGCGGTATATCAACATAACGAGCTACATTACGAGGGGCAGTAGATAGAAACTCTTCATCAAGTATATCAAATTTAGAGTTTACATGTTCAGCTGCACTAATACCGTATATACCGGGAGACTCTTCTTTAATACCTAGTACTCTATAGGTTTTGGCAGAGCCCCCGACAAGTTCTCCATCAACAGAGCTAGTAATAGCCCAAACAAAATCAGTTTCTGGTGTAGAACTAAATGGAGCTGTTGTTATTTGATTCCCCGTATATGGCAAACTATTTGTAATTGGTCGCTTTTCTAAGTGCATATCTGGGGAGAATTGTACTACAACTGGGTCACCGCTATCATCAACGAGTGCTTCTGCAGCTTCTTGAGTTGTTACACCAGAAATAATATCTCCTAATGTATAATTAACAGAGCTAATCGTTGCAGACTCCTGTGCAAGATAAGTTGCAGATCCATCCATTTGTACATATAAATCATGGTCTTGTCCAGCAGCAAGTGTTACATTTGCATCAAGACCAACTAGTGTTGTACTAGCACTTTGAATTCTACCAGAGTATCTAACAGCGGTTCTATCAGCGTCTTGTATTGCTACAATACTTCCTGGTTTTAAGAAACTAGCGTTTTCTCCAGTTCTAAAAGAAACTATCTCTTTTTGTAGTTTGGACGTAAGTAATTTCCACTTACCATATCTAATTGCCTGTCCTCTAGTGGTTGCTCCAAAAGCCACAACTTCTTCACTAAAGATGCGATTATTAGTGATCATATCTTGAATATCATCTACTAACTCAATATCTTCATCATAAAAGTTATCTTTGTCATTAAATCTAACTACAATTTGATTAGGTCTGCTTTTATTGCCCGTACCTTCATAGCTAAATACCCCGTCAATAATATTACCTTTAGAAAAAGTATAAACAGGCTCTCCTCTACGATCACCTTCTACAATCACTTGTCCATCTACCCAATAAGGTATCGCCAACATTACAGAACAAAAATCTTTAATTACTTTATAGGCTTCAGTTGCAGTGGTAAGGTATACACCAGCTGTAAATCTTGGTTCAACGCCACCATTGCCGTCCGGTACCAACTCATCGCAGTATCTAGCAAGAGAATATAAGGAATAATCATTGATGTTTTCTGGGGCGAGCCAGTGGCCAAGGCCCCATCGCTTATTTAGAAGTATCTCTCTAAATATCCAGACTGGGTTATTGGTATACGCCCTTACAAAGTTCCCATCCCAAACTTGGTATGTACTTTCTATATCACCAGTTGATACATTTCTATTATATGTTGCTACTCCATCCTCCGCCTGTTCTCTAGTAACATAGTTCGTGGGTACACTTACTTCTACTCCGTAGCAGTGGTAAGCTCTATCTGGAAACTCACCATTTAGCTGCTGTGAGGGAAATGAAAGTGCTGCGTACGCACTATGCGGGTAAGATAGTTTGTCATTAATAATCGTAATAACTTGTTTTACAGTACTGTCTGCGATAAAGTTTTGTTGTCCGTCACGATAAACCAAGCGATCTGGAGTGACTTTCTTTACCCGAATGCGCCAGTCCGTAAAGGGCTTAAATTCCTCTATAGACCATCTTAAGTCAAAGTCAATTGCATTTTGGCTATTCGACCTAAGTTCTCCACTTACTCTAGATCCGTATTCTCTAAAAGTGCCAGTGTTTGCTGCCACAAGAATGCTAGCGGAATTAATTTCTGCAGTAGTTGGTCCAAATATTTGCGCTGTTTTAAAGCTTCCTAATCCAATCTTGTAGTCAAAAAAGACCTGAAATACAGCTCCATAACGTTCTTTATAGTACGCGTCTCCTGCTCCTGCTGTATATAGTCCTGAAGGGAAAGAAATACTTAAAATTAATTCATCAATAGCGCCATTATCGCCTTGAGATACATCGGCAGCATTAATGGTTACGTCTCCACCGCCGCTTGCTCCATCTGGGTACTCAAGGTTATAATTACCCCAAAAGTTGTATAACTTTGTATTAGAACCAAAGTAATCAGTATGCTGCTTAATTGTTGTTCCAATTTTTGTAGAGTTAGTCGCTGAAGAGATAGAGGGAACTGAGCTTTGTGGAGTCTGAGATGCTGAGCCAGACTTAAAAGCTACCTTAACACCATCAAAGTTTAGGTCGTCGCTATTTGCCGTTAGTCCAAGCTCAGCTGACCCTTGCATTGATACATAAATGATTGTGTTACGCTTGCTTGTGTTAGGAATTGCAGAATCTAGTGAAATAGTATAAGATGTAACTATACCAGTTTTAGACACAGCAACATCCCCAGTTGTGTGGAAGTCGTATGTTATTGTGGGAGACCCTGTAAGTGCTTTGGGAATCTTAGGTGTTACTGTCGCAACTGTACCACTTGACACAGCAGTAACGCGGCCTATGTACTCTTCCCCATCTGCTGCGTAACCCGCGATACGAATTTTCTCGGATAGTGGGCCAAAGCCGTCGGGCGTTAACATCGCGGAAGTAAAAAAGCTAGAATTTACAGTTACCTGAGATGCATCTGATCCAGAAACAGATGCAATGTTTGTGATAGTTGCTTCAGCTTCTCCGCCGTGCACGAGTACCTCGTTACCTGTAGAATCGCTGTCTTGTAGACGCATTCCATTATTATTTCTGTTTTGGACCTGGAATAGTGTGAGCGTTGTACCGCCAGAATTACTTTCCACACGGTAATAATTGTTCATCGTCGGTATAGACGCTGAAGCATTAGCAAGTGGGGTCCTGTTTAAATAAATAGAGTTTAGACCATTAACTAACGAAATTGGACCTTCGCTAATTAGATCAAAAACAATACCTGTTGAATTATTACTACCTGTTATTGACATATTTTAACCTGTAAAGTTCCTTGCATTTGAAAACGTTGTGTAAACATCTTCTGTTGGGAACACTGTATTTGATGATCCTATACTTCCACCTGTTCTATCTCCGCCTGAGGTAGAAGTTAAACCCCAAGTTGCTCCATGAGTTCTTGGTATTACTGTTCCTGCTACTGTTGCTGTAGAAATTAGCACCCCTCCTACAATCATTTCTCCGAAAAGAACTGGAACAACGTTATTTTGTGCAATAGTATTTTTTGCACCATCGAAAAGGTAATCGTCATTTGCTCCTATTCCACTATCTACACTTGGGTCAGGTGCCATAATTTGCTGTAGCCCTTGTAATGCTAAGCTTGTTGCAAGACCTGCTAATGCTAGTCCTGCAAAACTTAATGAAAAGCTAGCGCCAGCAGCTACACCAGCACCGCCCAAT